CTGCTTCTGTTGTTGAAACCGTTGAAGAAGTTAAAACAACGGCTAAGAAGACTAGACGTAAACTATCGCAATGGCAACGTTACATTAAGAACAGAGCTAACCACATCAAGTTCAAAAGAGGAGACAAAAAAGGAAGACTAGATTTAGCAGCTATGTCTAAAGCATTCAAGAGGTCTAAGAAATGAGTCTTATTATTTTGAAACGTTTAGGGTTAATTCCTAAAGATAAAAAAGACAAACCTAAGAAAAAAGGGGGTAAAAAATAATGGATAGACAATTAACAGTAGAATTTCCCTGGTTAACACTTGTAGCAGGTGGTCCTCCACCAGCACCAGTGTGGGAAGGAAATCCAAATACCGACACCAGGCAATTATCTGCTGTAGCTTATGTTCAAGAAATGAAGTTAGATCTATCTGGTTACGTGCAAGATTCTTTAACAGTAGGTTTTAGACGTTCTTTTGAACAATTAGGTGGTGCAGAAAGTATTAATTGGGAAACTTATGACTCTAATGATGACGTTGTAATAGAAACTGTGATAATTTCTAGCGTACCATTTAATGATACTCAATTAGGCGCTGCTTTAGCTAGTTCTCCCGGCTTTACTAATTACAACGTTGCTGGATTTGATTGGGGTAATTTTAACAGAGAACATATCATTCACGGAACTTATCACGTAATGTACGCAAATAGTACAATTGGTGCAGGTGCATTTGGTTCTAAAGGCGTGGCTACTTTAATGACAGTTCAGTCAAATGACTTTTCTAGTCTAGAACCTACAGCAGCAGATTGCTTGTATTGTTATCGAATATTTGTTTTACCCGACCCCGGGACAGCAGCAGCCGGTGTTTCTCAATTAGGATTACCACCAAAGCGAGTTATACTTGACGCGTTTACTGTAGAAGAACCTGACCTAGAATACATGATGCGCCTAAAGAGATCATACGAACTTGCTAATCAGGTTTGATTAGATGTCTGAACTACGTGATGCAGCTAGAGAAGCTTACGAATGGTTAGCTAATCAAAAGACACCACCAGTAGAAGGGCCATTGTCTATTTTAATTAGATACGCTCCTAAAGTAGTTACACCAATTTACTTAGGCGCACGTCTAGGTTATCGATTTGGTGAGGCTGGTGCCCAGGGTAAGTTTGGTTCTGGACCAGGTGTTGGACTTGTACGTACAGAAGAAATAGCAGAGTATGAACGATCAGCGTTACGTACTTCAAGAATTATTTAGATCAACGTAACAAATGTCGCATATCCAAAGTTGTGGATAACGTCTATCAGTAGTTCTCCATAAGTGATAGTCAAAGACTTCACCAATAAAACCACATATCGCGCACGTACACATCATGCTTGAACCCACTTCCCTTCCATCTGCAAATTGCACGTTGTGCAATGTACACCAAAGCGCGGTACAGTTTCAGACTTTCTAACGTACTCTGGATGGTCTGGACACCACATGTGATATTCAACCTTGAAAGTATTACGTTCATCCAACTCTATCAGCTTAGATCTAACCCATTTGCTAAAATTAGGTAACGCTGAAGCAATTTCAAACGACGTTGGACATAGATTGACCATCTTATGACGCTTCAAAGTTCTCTCTCCACGCGCATTGCAAACCAATCTAGATAAACACCCATACATCTATCTAATTCTTCTGAAGTATATTTGCCCGCTTGGTCGATATCGAATGTATAACCAGCACGATCAGGCATCCAATAAGCAATATTGCAATGCTTATACCAGTCTGATAAGTATTCAAAGCAGGCTCTGTCGGCTAATCTACTGCGTTTTAGGCATATTATTCGGTATAACTGTTCCCTCATATTATAATCCAGATAGTTTTCATATATATATACACCTATTTAATTTGACTTACAAAGTAAAATAGTATGGCTAGTTAGGAACGGGTGGAGGAGGGGAAGTGGTGGTAATAAGTACGTCCACACTTTTTGTCTGATTTAGAAGATTGAAGTGATGTTTATAGGCGGTCGGCAGCCCCAAGTAAGTATGGCGACAGCGAAAACAGGAAGTTTTTATTTAACCGAGAGCGTATCATTACCAGCAGCAACAGCATCAGGAACAGCACTACAAGGCGTTATTGACCTTGGAGCTTATGTGAATGTTGCAACTTCACAGGCTGTTGCGATAGAATCAGTAGATTTTATTATTCAACGTGATGCTCCATATGGACAAGACGCTAAAAGTTTGCTAGCGGCTAATGGTGCTATCAGTATGCAACTAACTGATCTAAACCCAGGGTCAAACCTAGTTAGAGCTGATAACCAATCTTTGGTCGCATCTGGTGCATTAAACGTCGATGTTGCAAATAACATTTCAAGCGAAACACTAGATTTCTATCCGGACAACTTTGGTCCTGCTGCTTTGTCTGAAGCATTTATGGTAGTCAATGATAGCTTGTACCTAGTAGGTATGCCAAGTGGCGCTGCTATAGGTTCTGATAATCTTTTTGTTACTGTTAGAATTAGAGCAAGAGTAGTTAAACTAGCTTCTAAAGACTGGATGGCAATTGCAATACAATCGACCGCAAGCGACAACTGAGGTTGATACCTTGGTTAAGATTGAGGGAACTCTAAATGAACTTAGAGCATTACTTGGCGATGCTGAGCGCGCTACTGCTTCTGTTGTTGAAACCGTTGAAGAAGT